TATGGTTCAATAGATTCTGATGCAACTTTATCTAAGAAGTTTATTGTTTTACTAAGTGCATTATCACTTTTAATTGTCTCACTAACAAGTTTATCCATAGTCAAATAAACAGAGTCAGTATCAGATGCAATAACATAATCATCTTTTGTTTTTAAAATACTATTAACATATTGATTAAGTTTATCTTCAATCCATCGAATAGATAGTTGACCACTTTTTGTAATACCTTCTGCGATTGCTTTATCATAATAACGAAAGTATTGATTACCGATTGCACCATAAGCAGAGTTCAAAGAAATCTTACGAGCCATCTGAATATTATTGTAACGACTAATTAGTTTTAGATATTTTTTATCTTTGGTGTTTTCATAATCTTGTTGAGCAGATAACATTTTTTTTTTAAAGATAACTCGCTCATCATAAAGTTCTTGCATCATCTTAGGTAAGAAACCTTGTTTGTCTGTTCTAAATAATGCACCATTAGGCGTCATAGTAGTTTTATCTGGTATGTTTAGTTTAACACCTTTTAACATATCATCAACTGTTATATCTTGATGTTTACTTTTCAGTAATGTTTCTGGTGATAAATTATACTGCATAATTAAATGTGGATATAGTGAATTTAGATCAAAAGACATTACCCATTTATGTAAACCAGTGATTGGTTCTTTTACATATGCACCCTCATATTGTTCATCTTTATGATAAGACTTCTTTTGTGGTATGACTATTTTTCTTTTTCTTAAAAAATTATATATTAATATATCCCAGTATTTTACTTGACCGAATACATCATTGTAATTAACTTTACCCTCGTATGCAATAGTAAGTGCAAGGTCAATCAAACCCATTTTATCTTCTAGCTTGTCAACAATTTCCACATCTTGAATATTGTAATCAATAAAAGATTGAAAGTCTTTTTCATACCACTCTTTAAAAGTTTCAAAGGGATTATCGTCTTTTGTTTCACCAAGTTCTACAAGTGCAATATTATTAAGAGTATATGATTCTTGTTTAGTGTATGTATATTTTTGATAGAGTTGTAAATAATCTAATTGAGAAACACCCATAATATCATAAGCTAAATGGTTTCTACCCATAGAATATATTTTTCTAGAACTGACATTACCCCAAGGTGATAGCTCTCGCATTTTAGACTCACCACAAACTTTAAAAATACGATTACACAAATAAGGAACATCAAAGAAATCTGTATTCCAACCAGTGATTACATCTGGACAATTTTTAGTCCAGAAAGTCATAAACTCCATAATCATATCATATTCATTAGGACAACGAATATAAGTTACATCTTCTCTTTTATTCTTGTAAGGTTGTATTCCCCAAACAATTAACTTTTTTGTTTGTTGATTTTTGATAGTAATTGATAGTAAAGGTTCTATTGCAGATTCTGGATTAGGAAATCCATTTTCACATTGTACTTCAATATCAATAGTAAATATTGATATTTTATCTTTGTTCCAATTTACTTTTTGTGGGAATGTATCTGAGATGTATGTGTATGCAAATCTATTTAATCCATAGATAAGATGAGGCTGACTTTCATATCTTAAAATAAAGTCTTTTGCACCTTTTATGGTTTCGCATTTGTAAGGAGTAACACTTTTACCTTCGAGAGTTTTCCATTCCGTTTCTTTTAAAACTGGAACGAATAATGTCGGTGAGTATTTGACTTTAAAATTAAGTCGTTGACTACCACTTACACCACGAACTAAAAGGAAATTACCCCACTGAACAACATTAGTATAAAAATCCATATTGTAATTATATCACACTTTTTAAAATAATCAATCCTCAAATAAAGGGTCTATCTCTGGAAAATATTTTTTCATCGCACCAATTAAATCTTCATAATGTGCAACTTCTTTTAACTCTTTTTCTATTTCGTTAATAATATCACCATGTTCACCTATGCCAACTGGATTTGAAAGTAACACCTCAGTATTTGCAAGATGTTTTCTAATATGACCTTCTGCATGAGCTAAAAAGGCAGCTATAAGTTTTTTTCTAATCGCTTCTTGTGACTTCATCATTTTCCTTTTTCTTTCCAATGTTATATTTCGGTTCTAACACCCATTCAGATTTTTCTTTAAAAGATATTACTTTGATTTGTGAGAGTGGTGCTTTTGGTTCTGGGGTGTTATCAAAACTAACTAAACCCCAATCTTTTAGAAGGCTTGCAATAGAGTTTCTTCTACCTATATCGTTCTCTGTAATATTGTGTTCTTTACCATCAAGAGCAAATAACTCTTTAAAGTGAACAATATAGTATTTACCTTGCTTGTGCAATATATGACAAGACTGATAAAGTTTTTTTTCTTTTCTGGACGATACACCAATTCTGGAAAGAGTTTCTCTGACTTTGAGAAAGTCATCTGGTTCTTTGAGAGTTACCTCAAACATTTTTTCAGTAGTCCATAATGATTCATTCATTTCATTCCACCTTTACTTAATTTATTCTTAATGAACTCAATCTGTTCATCAGTCAGTATGTCTAGAACTGATTTTGCCTTTGCATTACTATAACCATAATATTCTTTTACATACTCTAAATTTTTCTGTTTACTAGGTTTTATCCAAGGAGCATATCTTTTCCTTGACCTAATAGTATTTAGTAAAAAATCATACTTCATCTTATTATCTATGTTATGATAACGATTGATTTCATTTACTAATAGTATTGTATCGTTATGTGGTGCAAGACATTTGTTTATAAGAAAAGATGAGTATTTCTTTTCATACATATCATCACCACTATCCATAAGATTAACTTTAGTATAATTTATGGAGTTTAAATATTCTTTTAATTCATAACTCATTTAAGTTTACATTCACTCATTATTTGAGTTAGACAAGCAAGTAAGTTTATTTCTTGGTCAGCAACAAATGCAGCTTTATATTGATACTCTGCAAGTAATAAAACTGCTTGTGCAGATGAACCAGTACCATCAAAATATTCATATAGTTTATCGTATAACTTTCTAAATACTCTTGATTGATCGTTATCTAAATTATTGACAACCCACTTTCTAACATTAGTAAAATCTTTATCTTTCATAAAGACTACTAAGTCTTTCATATTTTTTTCTGATACATTTACAAGTATACCACTATCAATAGTTCCAGATGCAGAATATCTTTGTAACTCATTTAAACATCTTCTCCAATCTGGAAAAAACTTCATAATAAGTTCTGCAATAACTCTCGTATCATATTTAACATTTTCTTTTGCAAGAACATTTTCAACACTTTTCATAAACTCTTTTGCAAGTGTTGGTTTTTCTTCTGATGGAATGTTAAACTCTACAACACTACAACGACTATGAAGTGGTTCTATAATTCTATTCTTAAAATTACAAGTAAGAATAAAGCCACAGTTTTTGTGGAACTCTTCTATCATACCACGAAGTGCTGGTTGTGTTGATTGAGGATTTAAGTAATCTGCCTCATCAATAATGATAAACTTTCTACTGCCCTCTAATGACATTGTAGATGCAAAGTTTTTCATCTTGTTACGAAGAACATCAATACCAGATTCTTCAGAACCATTGATAAGAATGTAATCATAACCTATTTCATCTAACATTGCTTTTGCAACTGTTGTCTTACCGACACCAGGCCCACCAGTCAGAAGTAAGTTAGGAATACCATTCTTAACAAATTCTGAAAATGTTTTTTTATGCAATTTAGATAATACACAGTCGTGTATAGACTTAGGTCTATACTTTTCAACCCAAAGAAAAGTTTCTTTCATAAAACTCTCCTAAGCGTTATATGTAGATTCTGGTTCTAATGCAATAAAATATGATACATCTAAGTTCTTATGTGTGAAATAAGAAATACCTTTAGATGATATTTGTACTTTGTAATCACCAGGCAATAACTTTAGATTTTCTACTTTGAAATAAAACTCAAAAAATGTAGTTGCACCATTACCAATAGTAACTGCAAAATCATTTGATGAATTGTTCTTTTTATCTTTAACTTTTAATTGTATAATACTATCTTTTTGACCAGTTAATACTAAATCAGAAACACCTAGAGTTGCAGCTGCATTATTAACTTTTTTAAGAACATCTTCAGTTAATTCTACTTCAACATCAATAGATGGCATTTTGATTTCTTTATCAACTGTTACAATAACAGATGGGTCAGAAAAGTGATACTTACAACTTGAACTATTATCTTCTTCTGCAATAGTCATATACTTTTCTGTAAACGACAATACTGGTTCTTTAAACAAACTCATAGCAGATAAAAATTCATTTAAATTGTAAATTGGAATATCTTGAGTAAATGTATCTGGAACTGTTGCAGATGCAACAATATTTTTCATTGCAGATACTGTTTTTAATTCTGAACCATTTTTAATCAAGATGTTTTGATTAATGTTCGCATAAGATTTAAGTATCTCTTTTGTTTGACTTGATAATTTCATTATTTAGTTTCCTTCACTTCAATAAGTTTATTTAAATACCATTGGGCTTTCTTTAAGTCCTCAGTACCATTTTTATAATTATATCTCCAAATGTACTTTATTATATTACCTTGAAGATAGCTTTCAAAACCATCACCAGTTGCAGATTCTATTGCATCAATACATTCGACTTTTTGTTGATTGTAATGTGGTGGGTGGTTAACATTATCTATTTTTTTCATATGGTCATTATATAATAAAGGTGGGGTTTTGTCAACCCCACCGATAAATTTATTTTACTTCAATCGTTTGAGGTTTTTTGTGATCAGGCACAATTCTTTCTAATGCAATGAATAACATTCCATTTTCCATTTTTGCACCTTTCACTTTCATCTCATCTGATAAAGTAAAACTTCTTTTGAAACTTTTG